ACACCCTTGGCGTTTTGTGTTGTTGCGGCATCCTGTTCGCTACGCTTTGCATTTAACGATTCCCTTTTCTATCAGCTTTAAAAGCGTTCTGAACTGCGACCGTCGCATATAAAACTCTTTGTCTTCCTTGCTCAACTTGATATGCGACCGACCATCGATTACGTCATGACAAAGTGAACACCCGAAGCCTGCTGATAAATCGTTACTCTTCAGCCCCATGCCGTGCGTTTCGCTTGGGAAATGGCATAGAACCACTGTTTCAGGGTTGTAATTGCACACCCCTGCGATGTTGAGTGTGCAATCTTCCCCTTTGGCCGCTTTTCTAATCGCGCTCACTTACGTTTCCTCTTCGCGCGGTTTTTAAGTGTTGATTTACTCCTACTTCGAGTATTTAAAATCCCGTCAATATTTCGATACGACAACGCCAATAACCTCAATTCATTTCTACTCATAAAATCTCCTAAACTTCGGCAATCCCAATATCAAGCCCACCGTTCTCTCTTGGCTCGCTCGCATATGTTGATAAAATAAATTTGACTTGTTTGTCGTTGTGATAGACAACCCCTTGCAAGGCATCGACAGCGACCTTTAAACAGTTATCAAGGTCAAGTATTACCTTGCTTGCCGTGCCGTCCTTGTTCATCTTCGACACTAGGCTGACAAACAGGATTACATCTTTTTCAGACGGCCTAAAACCTGCTCTTTCTGCCGCGTGGGAAACGCAAAGTTTGTACGCTTTCGCCTCCTTGCTTAATACTTGCCGATTCCGAAAGGTTTTCCAGTATCGGTTAGTGCTTATCGGGTAAGGCAGGGAAAGAACATTCGCCCTTTCCGCCGCCTCTACTATTTGCTCAATCGGGATTAATACGGCCAATGCCCACCCCAATCATCGTCTTGGTTGCGTACTTTCTTGGCGACCCATTCGACAAATCCGATCGCCAACACTACAACCGCTACACAAATCACAAATACCGCAAGTTTCATAAATAGCTCCATTCCATGCCGAATTGTTTGTAAATCTTCTGCGCCTCGCCTGCTTTCCAATACTGGTTACTCAAAATCGGGAATGCTTCGTTTGAAAGATTGACGGTATCTTCAACGCTCAAGCCTTTAGGCATACACGTCAAATCCCACACGCTTGGCTTTGGAGGCGTAGGAACTGGCTTCACGCCGTGTTTCGCCATGTATGCCGCTCTTTTGCACTCCTTGCACTGCCAGTAACAAACCCAATTACCGTCACGGTTTGGATATTTCTGATAAAAGCTGCTAATCGGTTTCTCTTGTTTACAGCATTTGCAAACTCTAGACTTAGGCTCAACGTACACTGGCTTGCATTTCTTAGTTCCCATCTCGCTCTTCATCTTTCAGCCTACAACCAAACTCATCAATCGGCGGCATATCTACCCAAAGAGTGATTCCGATAAGTGCCGCTATTGCACCAAGCCCAATAAGAAACATCGTCATCATTTTCGGCCTCGCTTGAATTTATTGCGTTTCAGTAATTCCAATTCCCCTTTCAGCCGTGCAATCTCGCTTCGTAGCGCGGGGTCAGTAGGTTTGTTTCGCAAAACGTCCAGTAATTTAACTTTCGTATCGACCAGTTCTTTGTCTTTACGCTCCAATTCGTCTTGAAGCTCTGAAACCTTAATGCCCAATGCCGTGCCTTTTGCCATCAAGCCGTTTGAAACTTTGCGCTCTTCGTTCAGCTTGTCGATAAGCTCTGAAATGCGCTCACTCATTTCTTTACCGGCTTCTTCCATTTCGGCGTTTTCTCTCAGGGTGTCTGAAATCCTCTGATCGTAATCATCGGTAACTCCTTTCAATGTTGAATAGGTGGCCTGAATAATTCCTTCGTAGTCTTCCTTACTCACGCCGCCCAATTTCTCAATTAACCAGTTTTTCATTTTCGTTCCCCTTTTTAAAAATAACTGACAATATCTTTAATCAAATCTGATGGAATAGACGACCTGACTATTCCCCTATTCCCTTTCCAGTCTTTAAACGCAAACTTCGCCTTGTTTGTTTTCTTCAGGTTCATTCCAACGTTGGAAGCAAAGCCGGTTCGCTTGAGCGGAAACTCTTCACTGTATGCCGCGTAACAAGCAGTGTTCTTTACAAAATCCAGCCCCTCGCGCTTCAGCTTTTCAAATAGCATTGACGACTGCGGATTCTCGATAACAAACGGAATTTCTAAAGCCTTTACAAGCTCGCAAACAAACAATGCTGTCAAATCCCCGTTTACGCCGCCTTTTAAATACCTTGAATAGATTTCAGGAATTTCCGGCGCGTTTCTGTCGACAAGTCTCTTGATTGACGTGTATGGGTGCCGCTTCCAGTCATCAAACGTCCTAAGTCTCAACGTCTCTTTGCATCGGTAGGCGTTTCCGTTATTGCCTGCGGTTGCGAAGCTCCAAGATTCACACGGCGGGCTTGCCATCAGTAGGTCGAAAGGCTCTTTTTTGTGCATCTCGACAAGTTTTTTAATGTTCTTCATATCCGACAAATCCATAACAATGTCGGCGTTACCAATCCCTACCGATACGACCTCATGCTCAGGTAGTGCTTTTTTTACACTGCCATTTCCATCGTCAAATAAAGCTAAAATTCTCATTTCATTTCCTTTTGTTGCGCCATTCTTCAAATTTCTCGCGCCGTTTTTGAATCACGATTTCATCGGCAGACTGAAAACCTTTCCCACCTCTCAAATCGCCCTTGTCGCACTGATAGCCTCCGTGATAGAAGCTCGCCCGTTGCTCAGGCGTTTGCGATTTCTCGCACCTTGCAAACCCTCTCATTGGCGTATTGGCCTCTGATTGGAAGTTTGCGTGTTTGCAGTAAAAGCAGGTCTCACGCACGGTAACTATCCCAATCAAACGGTATCAACTTGCCGCCACCGTCTCTCAATCGGTCTCTGATTCGGGCATCAACGTTTTCGCGGAAATCTTTAGCCGATAAGTTAGTTAACACCAACGTTGGCATAAGCCGCTCGTATCGGCCATTAATGACTGAAAACAAAATCCGACCATCCGTTTCTGACAGGTTCCCCGCGCCAAATTCATCAAGCACCAGCAATTCAGGTTTTACAAAAGTCCCAACAGCCTCTTTCTCGCTTCCGCCGTTGAAACTGTCTTTTACGGTCTGCAACATATCGCCGACAGTAATCACAACTGCACTGCGACCCGATTCGATAACCTTGTGAGCAATGCCACAGGCCAAATGATTTTTCCCAGTGCCACGCTTGCCTGAAAAAATCATGTTCCGCCCGGTCTGCAAAACATCATCGAAGTTTTCCGCATAGTCGGCGGCGGCAGATTTTGCCCTTGCCATTCCAATCACGCTTTCATCGACCTTGAAATTTTCAATTCGGCAGTTTTTAAACCGTTCCGCAATGCCTGATCGCCCAATGCGTTTTGACATTTCATCTTGCTTTAACTCACTAACAAGGCGTTCAGCATATTCAACAGCTTCTTTTGCCGCTTTCAGCTTTCCGCAAATCGGGCAACCAGTCCAAACATTGCGGAAAACACTTTTCGCCAAATACTGACCATGCTCCGTGCATTTGCGTGTTTCCGTTTTGGCGTTGCCATAGTTTTTTAAAAAATCGGCGGTACTTTTCAAAGCCATATCCCCACCCTTAGAAATCTGTTGTCGGCTGATCGCCGTATACTTTGCCGTCCAGTACATCAGCCGTCATGTTGTGGGTTAAGCCACCATTTCCGCCGGACTGTTTGCCAAAGGTTTTATTCCTGACCCAATCAGCGCGGAAACTTCCCCAGCCGTTGCCAATGGAAAACATCACTGCCTGAAATGCCGTCATACCGACTTTTTGAGCCTCGCTTGCAATCAGGCGCATAGCCGTTTCTGTCAGCGGTTGGCGTTTAGCCTTGCGAATTGTCAAAAAGTCTTCAGCGATTTGCCCTGTTATCCCATGCTCTGCCAACAGTGATAAATCGGCTTCGTGCTTGGTCTGTTTTTTCGCTGTTTTTTCGGGCGCTGTATTAATATCTACGTTAGTAGATATTTGTTTTTTGTTTTTTGTATTTATGTGACCCCCCATTTTCGGGGGTGGTCCTACCCCCATTTTCGGGGGTGGTGTTACCCCTTTTTTCGGGGGTACCCCGTTTTCAGGGGGTGCCCCATTTTTCGGGGGTGGTGTTACCCCTTTTTTGGGGTCTGGAATTAAAAAATATTCGTTCGGTAAACCAATTCTGCTTTGCTTGCCAATCAGCCCTAAATCGACCAGCTCGTTAATAGCTTTCTGAACCGTTTCTTCTTTCCTGATTCCGGTAAATTTTTGAATCTGAGAAATGGAAAGGCTGTCATGCGTTTTCTGCCATCCCCTTGTTTTTCGAACAATCAAGATGTAGCATTTAAGGGCGTTCCCGCTCATTTGCGACAGGTATTCATCGATAACCGAGTTTGCAATCTGAAAACTGTTTGGGATAAATCTATCAATCGTCATTCCCATTCCTCCTCTTCCCATTCCTCCTCTTCCATGTTCCACAGCTCAATCCCAGACTTGGCAATCGAATAGTGAGTAATCGGATTCTTACAATTTCCAACCTTGAATCGCGGTTTATTGAAAATAAAACCGAGACTTTCTAAATCAAAGATTCGAGCGCATAACTGAGTAACTCCTAGCTCTTTATACGCAACTAACGATGTGATATGCCCATTTGCGCGGATATAATCGACAATCCGCTTGCATTGCGTTTCCGTTTGGTCTATCATGTTTACTCCTTTTGTTGCAGGCCTCGCGCCTCAACCCTGCCCCCCCCTCCCGCGTGGGGGTTTTCTTTTTCGTTCCCGCCCAACC